TCCACCAGCACCACCGCCACCACCACCGCCAGAACCACCGTTACCACCAGCGGCACCGCCAGCAATAACTAAATAAGTAACAGAATATGGTGGTTTAGCACCAGCAGTCCAACCAAAGGCTGCTAGGGCTGCTGCACCAATTTTAGATAAGCGTGGCATCTATAACCTTAAGCAAATTTTGTTTGAGCAGCTAAAACAGTAAATGCTGCGCTTCCCGTTTTTATAATGACATAGGTATAACTATCAATTGAACTTGCATTACCAGAAGTAGGAGCTGTTCCACCTTGCCATTTAGGAGTAACAGTATTTCCATCTACTTGAACAACTGAGTTATAGTACGCAGTACTTCCTTGCGTAGCTAAAACAGTACAGGCAACAGATGTATTGTTAGACATTACATTATTTAATGATGTTGTTGAAGTACCTCTAAAATTAACAGTAAAGTTGCCAGTAGCATTAGAAGTTAAATAGAGAATTGAAGTATTAAGCAACTCCATGTTAATTGTTCCAGTAGCAGCAGTAGCTGTAACATTGGATCGCTCTTGAATAGTCGTAATGGTAACATTAGTTAGGGCTAAATTACCAACAGAGGTCGTAGCAGAACCAATCGTTACAGCCGTATTTCCAAGTGTCATATTGGAAGTACCGCTAGACAAGGTTACATTGGTTAAGGTTAAGTTACCGACAGTTGTTGTGGTATTACCTAGACCAATTGATGCGTTACCTAATGTTGCTACGGTATTAAAGTTGGCATCTAGTTGGGATAATGGAATTGATGTAGTAGCATTTCCAAAGACATATGGTACTGGCATATTAAAACCTCACTCTTAATTCATGTTCAAGTTCAAATGTGTTGACCGCAAATCCAGCAGAGTTGGATGTCATGGTTAACCCTAAATACTTTCCCCATTGTTGTGCATCTGACTTATAAAGCTGATAGCCAGTTCCATATCCACCTATCCATGATATTACAGTAGAACTGTTATTTATCCAAGGGATTGTAATGTTGCTATTGTTGTACCAAGTAATAAAATTACCCAAAGCATAGACAGGACTTGATCCAGTTTCAGAATCAACGGTTACATCTAAAGCTGCACCTTGGGTAAGCGTTGCTTCAATACCAAATTTTAATGCTTGTTTAGTACGAATTGGATCGGTTAATGGCAATAATGCCGTTCTTATACGGCTTGTAATACCGCTTGTAGAATTTGCATATAAACGGTACAAGCTATTGCCAGAAGTACCGTACATCACAATCTGACCTTCCTCTGGCACAGAAGTAATGTATTTAATATCGTTGCCTTGGCTAGAAATAAACCACTTCTTTTCAAAGAAAACAGCCTGGATATACCGATAGCTATTGGTAAAAGCTGAATCAAAGTACCTAAAATTAAAGGCAGCGCAAAGAATGTTATTTAATAAGACCTGACCAGCGTAAACTGGGTTTGCAAAGTCTATATTAGGGAAAACCCCATCTAACGGATCTGATAATTTAGAGGTTGTTGAACCGACTAGGGCATATACACCATAGTCATTCATAAAAAGAACTGATCTAAAGTACGGGAATATAGCGTTTTTAAGCTCAGATCCTACCGATGCGCTCACATTGGTATTGGTAAACAAAGTTGTACCAGCATTGGTTACTCGGACATCCGAAAACACATTGATAGAATTATCGCCAAAAATATACAGAAAGTTATTGGCGCTTAATATTTGAATAATGTTGCCATGCAATGTGGAATCAGTAAGGGTTACAGATCCCGCAGAAACGCTTGTAAAGTCGCTATACGAGCCAGCAGCGGTATAAAAGATGGTGCGACCAGAAGCAATCCAAACACGCCCTGAAAAGCTAGCTATGCCCACATTAGGCTCAGAATTGACAATGGCTTGCAATACTGCACCATTACCACCACCGCCAGACACCGTGGCTGTCACATTGGCAGCATTGGTGTAGCCCGATCCTTGGTTAGTCATAATGACTTCAGTAACTACATTCCCATCAACAATTGGTACAGCAGTAGCTCCAGAACCGCCACCTCCAGAAATGGTTACGATTGTATTAGCAGCATTAGTATAGTTAGATCCACTATTAACCACCACCAAAGATAGTGTGCCAGTATTAAAATTAAATAGCTGTCCTACCGCAGTAGCTCCAGTTCCACCACCACCACCGCTAAAACTAATACTTAAATTGGCTGAATTTGTGTAACCCGTTCCAGCGTTAGAAAGAGTTACTGAAAAAAGCGTATTAGCAGTAGAATTAAGAGCAGTAGCATTGGCTTGCACACCGCCAGCTTGATCTGAACCTGAAATAGTAACGGTGGGAGATGATGTATATCCTGAACCTCGATTAGTAATTCCTATCGCTCCAACAGAACCGATAGTCACAACATTATTACCATCCCAGTTAAAGTATCCTTTGCTTGGATCTAGGATGAGCATACGCTCATTGTTCCATTGGGTAGTAGTAATTCCTGTTGTGCTAAAAGTTCCAGCAGCAGCCACATTGCCAAAAGTGTCAGTATTGATGTTGAAATACTGGGCTGATCCATTGTCCATGAACGCCACAACATAGTCATTTAAGCCAATATTGACGGATGTTAGATGGGTGACGGTATTGGAAAAGACTACCGCATTACCGCCAGAATCCTGTACTGACTGACTTGTAGGAATAATCTTTAAGTTAGCGTAGCCAATTGGTTGGGCGTTTTCAATCCAGTTGAACTCGCTTTCATCAATAGCAGTACGGTTAGCTTTGGTGTTTAGCCCTCTAAACTGTTTGATAACGGCATAGGACTTTTTCTGTTCCGCTGCTGCCATGGCTAGTAGGGTGAGCTATAAGGTGTTGGGATTCTACGGGTAAATACGGAAGTAAGAACCGCAGAAGTTTGTTTGTTGTACTCTTGCTTATAAATCTCAGCTTCCCCGTAACTCTGCTCGTAATACTTAGCTAAATAAGCTGCATAAAACTTGACCGAAGTAGTATAGGGATCTTTGATCGTATCGACCTCAGAGCTTGTTACAAGGGGTAATGGCAGTATAACCGTATCAATTTCTAACTGATAGGCTTCGTCTGGAATTGGTCCAATGTAAATATTACTCTGTCCATAGTTACTAAAAGCCAGAGGTCTGCCAATGTAGTTTTGCCAAAAACGCAAGCGCACATTGAAATCTGACCAAGCTAGGTAATCTAGTGGTACACGGGTATTACCCCAGTACAAGTTAATATTAATAATATCAAGCGTTCTGTCGCCAGATGGCATTGCTGCGTAGTAAATATTTTCGCAGTTACCCACATAAGTTAATCCAACCGTACCGTTAAAAAACTCAGTTGATGGCGGGTAATTGGTAATGTTATTGGTGGTGCTTTGTGGATATGGCGGAGGAGTTGTATCCGATGTGCCAGCCGTAGTTACTTGATAAATAAATATATTGCTAAAAATAAATTGACTAGTTGTATAACTAGTACTTGCTGCCCAAGCAGTTGGATTTGCTGGTGTTACGCTATTTAAAGCTGATGAAGCTGGAACTTTAGCTGGAGTTTGTACAATCTGGATTGTTCTTAGGCAGCCAGTATCACGGACTACACGCTCTCTAGCGCTATTAATGTAGTCTGTTAATTGTGAATCGGAATAAAAGTTTCCGTTAGCATCATGGAGTAATCGTCTGACTTCCGTAATGTAAGTCGATAGAGTTGCCATTTAAACTCCATAAGTCATGCTGCCACCGAGAGGACTTTTCCCCCCGCCCTCTTTTGGGAAGGTAGGGGTACTCTTTCCACCAACGGGGATAACGATTGGTTCTTTTTAGGCGCTTGAGTAGATAAATCCCATTGTGCTAAACGATCCAAACCTACTTGAAAATCGTTAGCGGTTTTTATCCATCCCAACCTAGCCAAGTGGGTGGTCTTATCTTCTTTACCGTAACCAAAAATATGACGAGCAGCTTCCTCTGGAATCTCCAAAGTTTTGCCTTTTTGAAAGTCATAAAACACTCCACCGAAGCCATCTCTTAGGTCTTGGTCGGAGTTATTGGTTACATAAATCATTAGAAGCTCACCACTTGTCCAAATACACAAATATCTACTGTGTTGGTATTACCAGAAGCGGTATTAACATTCACATATAGAGCTTGAGTTGATGCGCCAGAAACAACGGTGTTGGCTGTGTATGCAATTGCTAGGTCTTGGTATTTCCCAGATGCGCTAACAGCGCTTAAGGTCACATTGGCAACAACCACATTGGCTGCGCCCATGTTTCCTGTACTAAGACTACTAATACCAATAGCTGCAAGTGCCACATTTCCAGAAGGGTTTTGCACCGTTACTTGACGGATAATTACCCCACCAGAATTTCCAGTTGCACCACCGTTGGTTAACCCGCCTGATACGAGAGGAATCTTAATCTGCGCAGTTCCCGTTGTTGCTAGGGATTGCGCAGTTAATTTTCCAATCAAGCCGTATCCAAAACCGTCAAGGTAAAGATTACCTACTTTATTGGGGTTAGCCATTGTTTCTCTCCTTAATCGTTGTAAGTGCCAGAAACAGCTTCACCACCGTTTACAGTAGCCAAGGTTACTGTAGCGTTGGTAGTTGCCAGCAAGCGGACATTTACACCATCAGAGAGTACAACACCACCCACATTGATTGCGCCCACATTTGAATATGTAGCAACATTGGAAGTTGTATTGTATGCCGATACTGCTTGGATAATCACATTGGCTGTTGCAAACATGATGTAAGTACCAGCGGGTACAGTTGTACCAGCGGTAGTTGCAGCAATGGTTGTTAACTGCCAATATGCGCCAGGCGTATTGGTATTGCTACCTGAGATCAGGATTTTATTTAAGCCGAGTGCCATGACTAGTTCTCCTTATAACGAAATAGAGTTGTAGCCAGACACTCTGGTCATTGACTTCGGCTTAGTGCTTACCAATTCGGCAATCATTAAGACAGCGCCAACATAACCAATCTGCCAGTTAGGCAGAGTGCTTTCAAATCCAGTAAACACAAAGCTACCTTGATCGTGAATATACAAGCTCAAGTAGTTCGAGTTAATGAAATAGACAACACCCTCTGGGCAATAAGGGTCTGGATAAATAGGTACACCAGCAACCATCAAAGCACGGAAAGCTGCTTGTGGTCCATTGGTTTCACCATCAAAACCGCTACCTGGAGTAATTACATATTGCTCTTGACCTACATAATCTTGAGCTAATAGTGTCCAAGTACCGAATCCGCAAACACCAAAAGTAGGAACTTCTGCACCGTTTTTAACAGTTCCAGAAATGTACTGAAGGATGTTTTGACGAGTTGGGTTTACTGAACCAGCGTTGTAAACCTTTGACTGCCACCAAGTATAGGTGCTACGGTTAATGTTACCGTATGTACCCATGTTAGTACCATCGTCAATTGCGCCTGGCAAACCAATAAACTGTTGAGTGTTCGTGTAGTTGGTGTACAAAGCAGTAGCCATTGCATCCATCATCACATTGGTTGCATCGTTCATACGAGCTTCAATGAGAGGAATAATTGCATAGTCTTGCTGTACAGCACCTTCCATCCCTAGGAATGGTACAGGAGCAATCATCAGTTTAAGGTTGAACTCAGCGTTAAATGCACCTTGCTGTACTGATGGTTGCGTAAAGCTACCAGAGTAGTCAGACCATTGTGCGTTAACGAACTGAGCGCCTTGTACTGGCACAGTTACTTGGGATACACCACCTGAAGCCTGTTGACTATTTGCAATCAACGCAGCCATCAAGGGTGTGCTGTTATAAAGTTGTACGACCAGCTTGGGGATAAACGCTCTACGAGTTACATAAGTAAGTTCGTTGTATTGCGATGTACCCGCTGCTGGAAGAATACCGCCACCTATAGGCATAGTTTATCTCCAAACAAAATTCAAATATCCCCTATTACTGCGAACTTCAAATACCGATTGGTCGAGTGTTTTTACGCAATTCGCCCAATGCTTTTGCTGCTTCGTTTCTAGCGCCTTGTACTGGATTCTTCCAATAGTTATTAAGGTCAAAACCTTTTAACGGACTTGGGTTATATCCAGATGGAGTAGGCGTTGCAGCTTGTTTCATCCAATCAAAATACTCAGCAGCAGTTTCGTGGTCAGAGATTTTCTTCTCAAGCATAATTTTTTCAATGCTCTCAATATCTTCCTCAGACTGAGCTAGACCTTTTTTAATTAATCTATCTCTGCGCTTTTGTAATTCTTCCCGTGCATCTTTTTCCTTGAGTTTGGCTTCTAATTGCAAAACCCGTTCTTCAGCAGCAGACACCTTTTGCTCGGTGTAATCTTCTAGCTCAAGTTCAGGAATAGGCAAGTTAGGTCTAACCTTTTTGGTCAAACGCAAGGCTTCTTTACGAGTAGAAGGATTCTCAGCCAACTCTTTCATCAAGAGGGCTAGTTCATCCCGCTGTTCTAAACTAATATCTTCTAAGCTCATCTTTTATCCCCTTTTTTCGTTAGATGACTTTTTTGGTGTCGCCAGGTTGCGACATCGACATTTGATTCTTGCTACCAGCTTTGTTAGCAGCAGACAAGCCACCAAACTCAGAGAAGCGTGGAGTATTGATTACTTGACCGTTACGCTGATTGTTATCAGTAGGTCTGCGAGGAGCTGAAGCACCACGGGGTTTAAAGAGTTCCATAATAATTTCCTTTAAATGGGTTGAGGTATTGGCAATGCACCACCACCAGGAGGGGTAGGCATCATGCCAGGAATTGCTGGCGCAGATGACATGGCTTTACTCTCAGGTGTTGCGCCACCAGCTTGAGGTAAAGTTTGCAACATATTCAAAATCTCGGTAGGTTGCAATTCATCGGTTCTTTCCTTATCAGGACCAAGGATTCCAGTAATAACACGGATTGCATCCAAAACTTGTTTGCCTTCTTTTGAACTAACGCCAATGCCAGGCAAGCTCTGATTCAAGAGATCCATTGCCATGGAAAGGTTTAGCATCGCAGATTCTTTTGATCCCATCTTAGGTTCAGGCGTTGACATGGGAGCAGCCATTGGAGGTGTAGTCGCATCGGACATCACCGTTTCTTCAGTCGTTTCGACCATGCCACCAGGTGTTGCCTGATCCCGTTGGCTCTTAATCATTTTCATCAATTCTTCTTGCGGAACAGCCATAAATTATTCCTATCAATTTTTGCATAGATTAAACTTTATCTATGACTTGTCAAGTGGGTAGCTGTATTTTAATTCCCGCTACCCTAGGAATTTCCCGTGAAGGATCTTAACGAGTAGCCTTGCGACCACGCTTCATCTTTTTGCCGTACATAACATTCTCCTTAAAAGTTAACGCACATCACGCCCATACACCCGTGTGCTGGGTGAACGAGAGTAATTCTCGAAACCACGATTACGATATTCCAATTGGGCTGGAGCATCACCACGCTTCAATGATTCAGTAGTTACCCTAGGTTGATCGGCTCTTGGTTGTATCTGTTGATTTTCCATAATTACCCCACTATCGGTTCACTTGGTCCACCTTCGGTAGCTGAAGCTGGTAGGCTTCCTCCACCACTCATGCTCATCTTAGTCTTTAATTTATCTTTTAACAACTGCTTCATTGGAGGTTCTAACATATCGAGTAGGGCTTCTTGGTCAATCGCTCCAGCCTTGAACAAGTTAAACGCTAAGTTCTTCAGATCCTCGGTAAAGATTGGGCTATTGCTGTGGGCATCGACTTTAACCACAAAATCCCGTGTGAACTGGTCTGCAATGAACGGCTTACCTTCAGTATCGGTGTAATGGGTAGGATCATAGAACTGCATGAGCTTGAGGTACATGGTTGCGACCTTTTCCAGCGCATCCTCAACAATCAAAGCCCGTTTCTTAGCCCTAGAGCTACCTAATCGTGCCAATTGGCTAGCATGACCTTGGCTTCTGACACCAGATTCGCCACGACCAGACAAAACATTGGAGATTCCTGACACTTCAGAGAACATTGCATCAATTTCACGCAACATTTCAAACAAATCGTTAGGCAAATTAGGTGCTAAACGATCCACTTTAGCGTTAGGCATATCGGAAGCAAGCAATCCACCCGCCCGATTTAAGGCAAAATTCTTCTCATCCAGTATGCCTGTAAAGCCTGTAAGGGCTGTAGGAGGGCTAACTTGCTTGCTTAATAAGTCCAAAATCTCTGTCATGCGGTTATTACGCAAGGATTGGAGTAGCATTAGCTTCTGGCACTCCGATTCTCCCCAGTAATAATCGTATAAAGGGTTAGGACATAGCTGAATAAATGGACATTCACCCTTCATAAACAATGATTCGCCAGGTCTATCGTAGATAACGACCTGTGGTTGGGCTATGGTTACGACCTGATAATCGCCTAAATCGTCATTCCAAACCCACAATTCATTCATTTCTACGGTTTCTTCGGCTAATCTAGCCTGGTAACGCATCTCTCCGTAGAGATCCATGTTCACATTACCGTAGATAGTAGGGTTTGTTTGACTGGTAACGATGCGGTTTACGGCATCTGGGATGTCGCTATCCTCTGGACCAGCGCCAGTAGTGACACGCTTTACCAGCTCATCACGCTTTGGATGGGAATACAGACGGGCATAGAGGTCCGACTTGGTAATGTAGTATGTCTGAACGATGGCTTCTTGCCTGTCTGTATAAGGTGTATCCTCCCGCAACACGCCTACCGATGAGGGTTCGATCATGTATGGGTGGATTCCGTTATTAACAACCAGTTTAATGAAAGAAGTGTTGTACACCAATGACCAGTTCAAGGCTTGTGAAAAGACCTGATCGGCATTGGAGTTCATCCATTCGTCATTTAAAGCCTGAGTTAATGCGGGTGTCTTGCGATGCTCAATGCCGTTAACCGATGCACCAAGCTGGATAGAAAAGCGGGTAGTGTCTGCTGAGTAAAGGAAAGAAGAAAGCTGATCTAAGTGCGGGTTAATCTTGTTAAAGTAGGCTGGTGGTTCTTCTGGACCAGCGCCAAACAAGTAATAAGCCCGCAGAGTATGGTAGTCAGCCCGTCTTTCTTCCTTAGAAACTAAACACTTTTGTAAGATTTCTAAGTAAAAATCTTCTCTTTCTTGAGCATTTGTTGGGATTCTCATGTCTTAATCTTTAGATTATCAGGATCTCGCAAGGTTGATTTTGGATCTACTCTAGGTCCTGATTGTATGCCAGCCTGAGATGGTGTCAAGCCCACCGCTTCATCACGAACTGGCTGAACGCCACGACCAGTTAGTAATGATTGCATACTTAGTCCTTGGAAGCCACCACCCCAGATCGCTGCATCACCAGGGCGGGCTTCTTTTGGCTGCGTTTGCGGGATCTGTTCAGGTTTGAGCTTGTCCTTGTTACCTCTTTTGCGGGTAGCGTACTTTTCGACTTCTGCGTATTCTTTTTCGGAGAACTTGTTTTTACGGGTGAGGTATCCGCTTTGGTTCTCGCCTTCTCGGGTAGTTTTGATGTTGGACATATCGAACTCGATGGCAAGTTGCTTGGTTGACTTGTCGGTAAACTTAGTTTTTGCCGAAAGCATTGCTGGAGCTTGGAGAAAAACGATAAAAACTTCATCTTGACATCCTTTCATTGGGCATTGCGCCTTGGTACTCTCAAAATACCCGTGTGTTGGGCATTTGTAATCATGTTTAACTGCCATATTATCCCCTTCTTAACTGTTCATCTAATGTACTACCTGAATAATCATACTTCTTACTAATACCTAATTTAATCTTTATCTCACCATTAATCACTTCTAGTTTATTGGTTTTTTCTAACGCTGGTCTAGCTTCTTTGCGGTACTGCACAAACTTGCTGGAATCTCGGTTTTGCATAATGGCTACTTCGCCATTCTTCCATTCGTTGTATGCCTTGCTTACCCGTCTTTGCACATACTCGGTCAAAGGTTCTTTGTCATTGAGAAAGACATCCCGTAGCTGGGAGATGGATACCCCAGACAAGTCAGAAAACAGCGGGATACTTATCCCACGCTCATGGTCAGATAAGAATCTGCGCATGATAATCTTAAGTTCTGACTTTGGAATGGTGGGTTTCATTGTCCGTACACCCCAATGCGTTTTAAGTAATCCGATACATTACGCCCAACGGTTAATTGCTCTGGGGTAAAGTCATCTTGCACCCGTGATACTTGGCGACTGATCTTTTGGGCAATAAGCCTAGGCTGGACTTGCTCGGCATAGGCAGCACAGGCTAGAGCAGAAGCAATTACTCGGTCATCCTTGTTTCTGCCAGAAGCCATGATTGATCCACCATCACGCACCATGGTTTTCATTTCTTCAATGGTGTCCATGTCGTAAATGTCCATCATGCCACGCTCAAAGTAATCCTTCATGTAGGTGAGCATCCTTTCCTTGGTCGCAGCGGTGGTCAACCAGCCAATGCTGTTTGATATACCTCCCAAGGTATCATTTCTGCGCCAGATGTAGTTCTGCATATTGGCGTACACATCCATTAGGTCTTTGCCTAAAGCGCTACCCATGTTGGCAGCTTGGCGTTTTAAGTTCTTTAGTTCATTGATTACAGCTTGACCAGGACCATTGACTTCAAGGTTTAAGGTAGAGTTTTTGTACGCACCAGCTAAGTGCGCAATGATCCAGGCAAACTGGTAAGTGTTTAGTTCTGAAGTCGCAAAGGAAGCTACTTGCTCAAGCCCGTCAGCATATACCCGATAGACTTGAATACAGAAACGATCAGCCCAATCAGAACTACCATAAGCGGGATCAGCGCCAATAACATAATAAGCAGTATCAACAGGCTGCTCCCAAACTTTGAGCGAAGCCAGTCTTTCTGTGGATTTAAGGACTTCAGTATCTTGGAAGTTAACTCCAAAGCTGTATCTAAAGTATTCACAATCCATTCGCTTAATCTTTTTGACGGCATCCGTACACCTCGCATTAGAAAAGAAAGAAGTTCCAGTCATCACAAAGGCATAGTCCTCTGTGGGCGGGAACTCTTGGTACATTAAGCTGTCATCCTTAATACCTTCATAGAGTTTCCAACGCCACCAGGCAATTTGCCTTGAGTTGATCTCAAAGTTATAAAGTTTCTTAATATCCCGAACCCATTCTTTTTCCTCTCCTGAGAGCTTGCCATCCCAGTAAACCTTATAGGTTTGACCTTCAGGATCTAGGCTGTAGAGTTCATTACGCCACCAGCCACAGAAAATAGCCCGTTGCGTTCTAGCCCGTTTAGCGGTGACATACATATCGTGAAACATATTGAAGCCACGGGCAGTCGATTCAAACAAGTACATCCGATCTGGGTTGGTTTCAGCTAGGGAAGCCAATAGGGATGCTAGTCCTTCTTCATCTCCCCAAGAACTTGTTTCCGTACCATGTAGGTATGTGATAGCCTTTCCACGACCAAGTGAACCTTTTGCTCTAAGCCCAGCGACTTGATAAAACAGACGGCTGCGGTTCTTGAGGGAAAGCTGATTCCGATTGTGGGCAAGAAGCGGGATTCGATACTCTTTGGGTAAACCTTCCATATACATGGCAAGGGTTGATCGGAACATATCTCGGTTTTCTTCGGTGTCTGTGGTGAGCGTTCCTTGCAGTCCTGGATGGGTGAAGTGCCAGTAGAGATCAAGTGCGAGTGATATTGTAGTGATGCCAAGTTGCCTTCCTTTCAGGATGACAAAGAAATGCACATCCTCTGCCAAACCCTTTTTGATTTCATTCATTACATAGGTCTGCGTACCGAGCAGACTGCCCATGCGCTTTAACCCTTGCTCCTTGGTTTCAATCTGTAGCTGGGAGCAAAAGTTGTAAAACTGATTAAGGTTAAAATCCATTAGGTTTTAATCCATGGTAATTGGTTGTCAAACTTCTTTAGCATCCAAGCGTTACCTTGTTCAAAAAATTCCTTTTGAACGCCACAGCTACCGCCTAAACGGAAGTTAAAAGTATGCCGATTGGTGCTGGTAAAGTTTGGGAAAAGTTGCTTGGCTGCGTTGTAAAAGTGCCGATCTACGGTTGCATCTTTGTTGTTAAGCAATATGGCAATTTGGCGCAGCTTCTCAGTTTTCATACCCCACATACACCAGTCCACAAAATGATGCCCTTCAATATTCCAAGCGTGATGGTTTTCCCCAATGGCTTCGCAATTGTCATCAAACAAATACTTGCCGTCTTTGTCGTACACCTTGCGTAAGGAGTGCGCCCAGTCGTAGCCTTGTTCAATCTTATCCATAATGGACTTTACATGGTGCTGGTCATACCAGTCATCGTCATTGCAGAAAAAGGTCACATCCTCTTTGATGAGCTGTGGCGCAGCCGCTAACCAGCGCTGTCCAAGCCA